GGCGGCGTGCGCGCGCTTCGTTGGAGGCTGTCAGGAAGATTTTGACCTGCGCATCGGGCAGGATGACCGTGCCGATATCGCGTCCGTCCATGATGACGCTGTTTTCCCGCGCGATGCGCTGCTGCGTATCCAGCAGGAAAGCGCGAACCGGAGGCAGGGCGCCCACGGCAGAGGCGTACAGGGAAATCTCGTTTTCGCGGATGCGGTCTCCCAGATTTTCGCCGTTGAGGAAGACGTTCTGCACGCCGTCCACGTACCGGACCTCAACGTGTATGTCACTCAGTTTATCGACCACGGCGGCGATGGCGGGCAGGGAAATCCCCTGTGAGCGGGCATAGTAGCCCACTGTGCGGTACAGTGCGCCCGTATCCACGTACACGATCCCCAGTCTTGCCGCGATGGCTTTGGATATTGTGGACTTCCCGGCTCCGCTCGGACCGTCTATGGCGATCTGGATATGCTGCATGATATATACCTCTTTCTTGCCTTTGTCAGCGGGTAGCTGTTATCCCTCCCATTATACTCTATCTGCGGGATAAATGCAATAGGCGTTTGGAAAAATCATGCGGTTTGGCGGTGATAGCAATTTCTCAAAGAGAATGCAACGCATTGAAATTCGGATATTCAATAGAGACAGAAAATCCGAACGCCTCTCCTATTCGGAAAGTGTTCGGATTATTCGTATGTGTGTTGCAACGCAGAAATTGATAGAAACTAAATCGGAATCGCAACCGCTCTGACTTGGGGTGGTTTTTCTTTTGCTTTGGGGTGTCAGGAGCAAGGAATGAGGTGTTTTGCTCTGAAAATGGGGTGTTTGTTCTGAATTTCGGGGTGTCGAACAAAAAAAGAGACATGGTCGAGAAGAGAAAAACAGATTTTCGATTTGAAGTTGTGCTTTCTACTCCTTTCCGGCTGGACGTTTTTTGCGGCTTATAAAAAGGGGCTAATCGAAAAAATGCAGTTTTTTGTAATAGCAAAAAATAGGTATGAGAAAAACATAACAGGCAACAAGGCGCTTTTTTGCCCGAGACACTTGAAAGATTGCCATATTTATGGTATAATAAAAATGCAATTCGATGAAACTGAACCTTTTCGATGGAACGCTATTGAAAACGAACCGGCTAATCTTCTGTAACGCTATTATGAGGATTGCCCTTTGAGGCTTATAGCAATAGGTCGCCCTATGGTCGGTTACATGCTTTTGTTGAATTGACTTCATCACAGGAGGCAATTGGCATCTTTCCGTATATACAAAAATGGGAAAGAGCAAACAGCAGTTCATGGACTTGAATAGGGAAACCGCCATGCGGCTTTGGAACAAGTCCTTTGGTAAGGATACGAAGGCAGTGGATTTTGCCGGAAGAACCATCGCCAAGGGGGCTTACAATGACCGTAACAGCGAGTTCGGATGGAATGTGGATCATGTCCTTCCGCAAAGCAGAGGTGGCGTTACGGCAGACCATAATTTGGTTTGCTGCCACATCAGTACGAACGATGAAAAGGCAGATAAATTTCCGTGCTTTACCGCAAACGGAATTGCTTTTGAAATCATAAAGGTGCAGAACCATTACGAGATTCGGGCAAAGAGCAAGAAAAAAGAATCTGTCGAGGAGACAAAATCGGAAGAATTGGATTTCTTCGATTCTGCATCCGGCATCAGATTCTTTAAAAAACTGAAAGGTATTCAAAACAAGAAAAGATTCATCGGAACCGTCTTCATCAGACTCCGGGGACTTGCCAACACGGCGGTTGTTGATTTCATTGAAGAATTGATGAGTGCTGAGGACATTTTCTTCAAGACGGAGCGTTCTTATAACGGCAGTGAGTTAATCATCGTTGCAAGAAATTATGATATGCCACTGAAGGATGATACTTCGGAATTGCTCGATAAGTGCATTCTTCTCAATACCTATCTTGGCAAATATTTTGTTCCCGGTGACTACATTACGACTTACGATATTTATTACAGAGTTGACTGCTTTGACGAAAAGACATCTATGTATGGGCAAATTGAAAACATCGATTGGACGAATATGACTTATCGTAATTCTTATGGCTTATTTGGGGGTCTTCGTTTGCAACTTAGCGGGAGCAATACCTTATTTGTTAACGGGCTTGTGTTGGATAATACGGAGGCCGGTAAAAAGGTGGAGAAGAACCGTAATGCGGAGTATACGGAGTATAATTATATTTACACCCAATTATCTGAAAATTTGAAGAAGGAGGTAAGCGGAAAGTAAGATAGCCGGTGCCTCTTTGATGGATACTATGAGGGAGAATGACGGGCGACAGTCATTCTCCCTTTTATATGGATAAGTAATTTGTAAAAGACCGTTTATGAACACAGGAATAAATTAATATTAGAGGTATGTATGAATTCTTGCTTTGATGATATATTGTTGGATAAAATATCAGCTGACGGAGAGGTTACAACATGTGTAGGTGTTGGTAGTAGTCCCAAATTCCGATTTGTTTTTACCTTTTCCTCCGTGGATAATGCGTTATATGAATATTCTAAGCAGTATTATAATGCTGCAAAACTAATAGTTGGTATGATTGTTGAGCAATCACGACGACATGAAGTTACTGATCAGTGTCCGATTGGTATGTTGTATTTTTTGAGGCATTCAGTTGAACTAATGTTGAAAGCCATTATATTTAAACAGGCAAAAAGTAGAGCTTCTCAATTGTTCAGTGATTGTAAGCACGAACTTACAAGGTTAAAAAATAACATTAATTTTCAAACTCTCGACAAAGCGGAACTTGCTAAGATGACATCCTATTTTTCGGAAATCGATACAATTGACCCGGCTGGCGACTTGTTTAGATATCCGTTTAATGAAGATTTCCTAAGAACGTATCACAATAGATTCTTTGATATTTATGACATGTTTTGTTTGTATTCGCTGTATTTCGAAGATTTGAATTATGAGTATACCGGAAAGCCTTATGAAATACTCGATTTGGAAACAATTAAACAGATGAATGACATTCGAGAGAAGCGTGGTAATTTGTTTATAATTGAAGCTACGCACGGTATGGGATATTTTATGATATGGGAACCCAATTATGACTATCCTTCTTACAACCAAATTGAGGGATATGGGAAAATTGGAAAATATTTATACAATCACATGTTGAGTGATCAAAACGCAATGGATATTTGCGTGCCGTTGATGTTCACATATAGGCATCTTGTGGAAATATCCATGAAAAATTTCATATATCACATTTTGGATCATTTCAGAGATAAAATTGAAAGCCTTGCACAGAAAAATGGGGACTCCAATTTCAAGTCATTTAGGTCCTATATGAGATGCCATGAAATACATAAAAAGTTGCTCGATAATGTTGAGGCTTCTCTTAGGTATTTAGCTACTGAATTTAATTGGCCACAAGAAAGAATTAATACATATAGATTACAGATAGAAGAAATTAAAATGTGTGACAAAAACTCTGAGAAATTCAGGTACCCAATCGATAAATCCTGTTCTTTTTTTGAGTATCCAACTATTTATGTTGACTCTTTTTGCAAGTTGTGCGAACAATGCGCTGAAATACCAGATAATTGTTCATATGCGTTTGAGGATATGAAAGATTGGTATTATGATATGATAGCAGATTGTTATGGTAATGATGGGGGCTCGGATTGGTGTTAATGGGGGTGATCTCCCAGAAAATTTTAGTTTGATTTCCTATTTGGGAGTTCCCCAAATATCTCATCAAGCGTAATCGGCTCATAGTTCCAATGCATACATCCGACATTGTAACTGCGGGTTTCAAAGCCATTTTGGGCGAGTTGCTGTTTTATCAATTCTTCCTGTTCATGTTCTTCGGTATTATGAGAATGCCCATGGAGATGGATGGCTTGATAGCGATATCCGATATAAAACGGAATATAATAGTGACATAGGATAACTCGGCGCATTGAACCGCTTTCCAACTTGACGGAAATATCGTCATAATCCTTGACACCGGCAAGGGCACTCTTTGCTTTGGCATTGTGAAGAAAGCGGTCGTGGTTGCCCTTGATAAGGATAATTTGTCCGTTAAGGCTTCGAATGAGTGCTTCGGCATCCCCGTTACGGGTTTTCCAAATCATATCTCCAAGAACATAAACAAGATCGCCTTTGCCGACTTTTGCATTCCATCGGCGAATAAGTTCCTCGTCCATTTCCTCAACTGTTTCAAAAGGACGTTTGTCAAAGCTGATGACATTTTCATGCCCGAAATGCATGTCAGCTGTAAAGAATACTTTGCGTTCAGCCATCGTATTACCCCTTGTTTGCAGATTTCGAGAAACTCCAAACATAGTCGACAAACTCGTCCCAGTTAAGCCGAACCTGCTCGTATACATCAATCTTTTCCGCATCCGACAGGTTGACATGGCTACAACGCAGGGGCGGTTCTGCTACGGTTCGCTTCAGATAGCAATCGGTAATCAGCCGGTTCAGTTCTTTGCTGTCTATATGCGGCTGCGTATCAGTAATAACCAATTCCCATTCAGCTTTTGACCAGTAATAGTATAAAACTTCCCGTCGTAGCAGCTCACTGAATTCCTCCTTGGACATGGGCTTTTTCAAAAGTTTCCTGACGGATTCCATGAAGGAGTAATGATCGAAAATGTTAAACACCCAGAGTTCGTGTCCGGAGAACCGATAATTATAAGCGTTCCAGACAAGTTTTATAGGTTTCTTCATTTTTGTCCCTCTTTCCACACATAATCAGAAAATCGTTCCCAATTGGCACGGAGTTGAGCATATACATCAATTCTGTGTTTGGTTTCGAGATTGACTTCGATGCGTTCCGGCAGGGGGACTCCTTGTTCCCGATTTAAGTAAAACTCAGTGATAATTCTGTTAATTTCCTCTGCGCCAATATAAGGCGGCCAGGTTGTGAAAAAAGTTTCCCACTCAATTTGAGCCCGGAAACAATAATCTGCTTCTCGGTCAAGCTCCTCGAGAAAACGTGTTTTGTCATACTTTTGCGAAATTATTTTTTCGACAGCAATGCGGAAGTCTGCACAGTCAAAAATATTATACGGACCAATAGTTCCGGTTGAAAGATTCTTTACTATCACATTCCATTTCATTTCTTACATTCCTTTCATACTGTTTTTATCTGCGTGATTCTTTGGCAATGCCATCCGAATAAAATTCTTTCATATCATCAAGTCGTAAACATGCCAGCCTGCCTTTTTCAAGGTAGGCATTTTCATTTATAGGAAATCCGCTCCCGCAGTCAATGCCGATCAGACGATCCCCGTACCAAACCGTAAGAGGATTGTCGCTGTGATAGTGAATTGTGGGAGTATGTCCGAATATCAGTGTATATCCGTCCGGTACAGGGGTATCAATGGGTAACCGCTCCCACACGGCAAATTCCACCGGGGAGGTGTATCGGTATGATCGATAGCCTGTTCTATAGTTTTCAAGCAGGGTGCCGTGAACGAGTTTGTATTTGGTTTCATTTACCTTAATGTCGATGTTGATGGGAAGTGCCTCCAAATACGCGACGATTTCTGCGCGGATGCTTTTTCGTATATGTTTGAGGTAGTCATGTGTCACTTTTCCTCCGTTGCTATACCAAAGCCGTATTTTTTGCGACGGCCAATTTCGTTCCCATGGACTGTCCGAAATCTCGTTTTTGGGAGCTTTCAAGGCTTCCAGCATCATGTATTCGTGGTTGCCTAAAAGCATCTTGGCATTCGGCATAGACATGATTTTTCTTAATATGCGGATGCCGTCGGGATGCCTGTCGATGACATCTCCGAGAATGTAGAGTGTATCCTCCGGCTGCAGGCAGATCTGTTGCAGAATCGCGTCAAAGTTTTTTGCATTTCCGTGGATATCCGAAAGTACATAAATCATATATCCCTCTCCGTCTGGTTGTTGCGCAGTTCCCGCAATTCATTCTCTGAAACCGGAAACGGCAAACCTTTTCGGGCTACTACCTCCTTCAGAAAAAGAACGGTCGCTTCTTCTACGCTAATGCCGATGGAATCGAGAACTTTTTTTGCTTCCCGATAAATCTCGGCATCGATTTGAATTTTCATTATGACAGGTTCCGTATCTGTATCCTCCTCATCCGTCGCCGAAAATATCATCGCAGAACGGTTTGAAGTTGAGATGCTCGGCATCAAAGGCTTGTTCGCTGACATCTTGTAGACTGTCATATGTTTTTTCGACCGTATACAGGAGATGGCTCATGATCTTCACCTTTCCGAAGGTTCCTACGACCTCAAACAGGTAGGAAGGGCCGAGATAGAAGTCGCCGAGCGGCCCCCACTGACCGGTAATCGCTTCGTAACGAAGCCCGGTGAATGTGGGACGAATGCAACGGTAATACTTGGCGTTGTGCCGAACGAGAATTTGCGAAATCTCCGCTGAGTCGCACTTCATTTTGTAGGGGAAACCCCAGACATTGATATGTTCCCATTCTGTTGCTTCTATCTTTAACTCGGAGGCCCGGATTAGCTGACATTTCTCAAGTGCGGGAATATCTTTGTAGGCGATGTTGTGTGTTGCTGTCTTGTCACCTGAAAGGTAATGCGAAACGGCTGCAACGGTTTCTTCATTTACACCGGCTCTTTTCATGGACGCTATGGCCTTGCGAATATCGGCTTCTGTTCCGACATAAATCTTGTCGAAAGAGCAGAAAGACGGTGTTGCGCAGTCCCATAGACGCAAAGTGTAGTACTCCATATTTATTCCTTTCTCTTGAGACGCGTTTCCAATGCATACATAAGAGAAACCCAGGTTTCCCGATGCGGAAGATTTTCGTCTTCCAAGGCTTTCTGAATATCCCGGTACATGACCGTTACTGTTCGCAAATCAAACAAATTCATGTATTCGAGGATGAATTGAACGGCGATGCCAGGCATATAAGTGTCCCGTCCAAGGGAATACCGAACAGCACTGTTGACGATGCAACCGAATTCCTCGCTTTCCAACGGTGAAAGCCAGCTTGCCGGACAGAGTACGAGGTCATCTTTGCCGGCATCTGTAATGACGAAGCCGATATTTTCCTGACTGACGGTTTCAAGAATGCTGTCCAGATTGTCACAAAGATGCTGTCTTGAGATACGCTCCATATTTTCCGTAGTATGAAAAGATTCAGTTTGTTTCATCGTAAACCTCCTTTTCGACTGTTTCCCATGAGGTAAACAGGAAATGCATTCGGTCGATGTGCTTGTCCGTATGCCAATGCCCGCAATACCAGGCCTTGTAGGATAAGCTGTTTTCAACCGTATCCAACCAGTCTTCCGTACTTTTATCCACACCCGCCTGGTTAACATTTGGCAGAAAGACCTCCACCGGTTCGTACTTTCTCGGGCAGGTGTGAGAGAGGACGATGTCGATTTTGTTTTCGGTGATCTGATGCTCCACAAAGGCTTTAATAGAAACGGAGGGCTGTTCGTCTGCCCACCAGCCGGCGTGACGGCGAATCCGCCAGGATGCGTCAATGCTGTATGCTCCGCCTATCACAAGGTAGTTCTGACCTTCTATATGAAAGATTTCTCCATCCTTAGCAAACAGAAGGTTTGGAAAAGCGTCCTCTATCCAAACCTTCCCGCCGTTCCATTCGATCAGCCGATAGGAGGGGATATGCTCCGGACGGCACTCATGATTCCCGTGAATGCAGAAAACCGTACATTTCAGGGAATTCAGGAGATGTTTGCATTCGCTGTCAACTTCATTCAAATAATAGTTCGCCCCGACATCACCGAGGATAATCAGCGTATCGTTCCGTGAAATACGGATGTCTTTTGCGAAATTAACGATCCGGTGAGGGGCACCGTGGATATCGCCGGTTATGTAGACCATATAGACCTCCTGCGCTTGTTTGCAATATTATAGCACGGATATACCGTTTAAAACGGTAATCCCTTGAATTATAAGGATTTTTGAAGAAAATGTAAGTATGAGCAAAATATAATAATAGTCTTGGGACTGACAGTCAGGAGACTGACCGCCGGTCGGTTGCAACGCTGCCGGTACTCCGTTATAATGACCTTGAAGAAGGATGCAGGTTCTTATTTTCCCGCAGAATGCGCTTCATTGCTCTTGCCGTTTCAATGAGAACCCTTCTTTCATATGCATTGCAGTCACCGAGCAAATCGGCAAATTCTCCGTTGAGGCATATTTGTCGGTTGGTTAAAAGATTCTCCGCAAGAAGCTCGTCCGCAGTCACATTCAGTGCATTGGCGATTCGCACAAGTGCGTCCAGGCTGACACCTTTTGATGCCGTTTCTATGTAGCTGATATAGCCGTCTGAAAGTCCGACCAGTTCACAGAGTTGTGCCTGGGACAGGTGCTTCTTTTTTCTTGCCTCTTTGATGCGCTTTCCGATAATCAGGTAATTTAGTGTCATTTTTGACCTCCAATAAAAATATTTACACTAAAATTATACCTCTTTCGCTATAAGCGCAGTTACCTCGCTATTTCAATATTACCTCATCGGTGATAAAATTATAACAAATATTAGTTAATCGGAGAAGTGAGGTGAGCGAATGGAGAGCCAATTCGATGCGGTTACCGTCGGAAAGCGTATACGGGCCGTCAGGGTTTCCAAAGGTATGAGCCAGGCAGAGCTCGGATTCGCTGCACACCTTGCCACTTCCAATATCAGCGATATAGAACTCGGCAAAACAAAAATGTGGCTTGCAACATTCGTGAAGATTGTGGAGGCACTCCAGGTTTCTGCGGATTCGCTTCTTCGCGCAGATGTTCCGGAGGTTAATGAACTGTACCAAAGAGAATACGCGCAACTCCTGTCCGATTGCACACCATCGGAAATTGAAGCCATTATGAAAATATCCAAAGAGGTGAAAGCCTCTTTGCAAGCAAACCGCAATAACGAAGATTGAGTGGAGATGAAAATCCCCACTCTTTTTTATTGTCGCAATAATTTTTTCTTTCAAATACCTACCTGCAGTCAGTGACCTGACTGTGGGTTTCTTTTATTGTTATCCAACTGACGATATAATAGGTGAAAAAGATAAGTCTCGGAGGTAACGATGGAAGAAACGGAAATTTTCAGTCAACTCAGTGCGATTGCTGCTCCTACGTTTGCCGTTACATTTGGGGATGATTCCGAAAGGGCAATCCGAATAGCGGAACACAAGGCCTGGCTTGGAAGTATCCGCCGCGAACGGCCCGCAACCAACATACCGTATAAAGTGGGTATCTACATTCGGTATTTTAATCAGACGAAGTACGATAACTATCTTTCCTATCATAAAAAACAGTTTGCCGATACCGTTGCGCTTTGCCCGCAGTGGACGCTTGTTGATTTTTATATTGACGAGGGGGCCAGTGCTCCCAATATGGAAAATGCACCGGAATGGAGCAGGCTGATTGATGATGCCATGTCCGGCAGAGTCAATCTCATCATTACGCAAAAGGTATCGAATGTGTCCAAGAAGATGCAGGAGATAACCGTATGCTCAAGAATGCTTGCAAAGTGCAAACCTCCGGTAGGCATATATTTCATTTCGGAGGATATCTTCACTCTGGCATCGTATTATACGGATGACCGGAAAGATGAATTTTTCTACCCTTATCCGAAATGGAAATTGTTGCCCGATGACGGTGAAGGGACGGAGGGGCTGCTGCATGATTGATTCGGATAAAAGGTCACAGAAAGAGCAGGAAAAAGAGCGCACACGAAGGCGGATGCATGCTCAGGTTGACCGTGAGAATTATGAGTATATTCCCGAAAAGAAACGTGTCGATTATTATGACAACGACACACCGATGCGGGTGGCGATTTATGTTCGGGTTTCAACCGATGATGTCAGGCAGACAACCTCATATGAACTGCAGAAGAGGTATTACGAGGACTTTGTAAAGCATCACCCGCATTGGATGCTTGTCAGAATTTATGCTGACGAGGGGATCAGCGGGACGATGCTTGAGAACCGTGCGGAATGCATGCGGATGCTGGCAGATTGCAGAGCCGGAAAAGTAGATTTGGTGATTACAAAGAGCGTTTCCCGTCTGGCACGGAACATTCTTGTCAGCATCGGTATCGTAAGGGAACTTGCCGAACTGAAGCATCCGGTGGGCGTATTCTTTGAGTCGGAGTGTATTTTCTCGTTGAACGATGACTCCGCCATGGCACTGTCCTTTGTTGCGACCATGGCAGAGGAAGAATCTCATACAAGAAGCCGCAGCATGGAAACCTCGCTCCGTATGCGGTTGGATAACGGAATCCCTCTGACACCGAAGCTGCTCGGATTCAAGCATGATGCGGACGGCGGCCTTATCATCAATCCGGAGGAAGCGCCGACCGTTAAACTGGTGTTCTATATGTACCTCTTCGGGTACTCCACGCAGCAGATTGCAGATGCCCTGATTGCCCTCGGCAGAAAATCATATCTCGGCAATATCAAATGGACTGCCGGCAGTATCGTTCAGATTTTACGGAATGAGCGTCACTGCGGGGATGTTCTTACAAGAAAGACCTTTACGCCGAATTTCAGAACGCATAAGTCGGTCAAGAACAGGGGGGACAGACCGCAGAGCCATTATTACAACCATCACGATCCGATTGTGTCGCGGGACGACTTCATTGCCGTTCAGCGGATGTTGGACAATGCCCGTTTTAAGAATAAATCGTATTTGCCGGAGCTTCGGGTACTGGATAGCGGGATTTTCAAAGGCTTTGTAGTTATCAATCCCCGGTGGGCGGCTTTTGGAGAGCAGGATTATTATCAGGCGGCGCAGAGCATATGCGCCACGGCCGAAGAAGCTACGCAAGAAAACGGCAGGACAGAAGAAATCCGGGTAGAAGTAGAAGCCGGAGATTTCGATATGCGTGGCTTTGAGGTGGCAAGAGCAGAACTGTTTGATACGCAGCAGAAGCCGTATGTCCTTTTTTCTTACAAGAAGATAAAATTCAGCAAGACTCTGGTCGGCAAACTCGGTGAGAGAAATACAGTGGAGTTTTTAATCAACCCGGTTGACCGGCTGTTTGCCATCCGTATCGCGGAAAAAGGAAGCAGACACGGGGTGGTATGTTCCAAGCAGGAGGGCGGAGAGTATATTCCGAAGGATATCTCTACCGCCGCCTTCAGCGAGACATTGTTCTCCATCTTCGGGTGGAATGCAGATTATAAGTACCGTATAACCGGATCGCTTTATGAACACGGGACAGAAATCGCATACATTTTTGATACGCGAAACACGGAGGCATTCTTCAAACCGTATGTGCTTCCGGGACACGCAGACGGTAAGGAGGGGCAAACGCCGTCCGTTCAACCGTTTATGCCTTCCGGAAAACATATCAGGGGCATCCCGGAAGAATGGACTTCCACATTCGGTAAGCAGTATTATCTGTATGAGAAGAGCGTCGCAGAGTTGGAATCGCAGAGCGAGGATGAATGGAAGTTGCGCATCGAGGGGCAGCTGTATGAGACGGGAAAGAAACTGAATGTCACCGGCTATGAAGAACTGCGCTTGTATATTAAAAAAGAACTGAGCGGGATTTCTCCCGAGGAGGTAAACTAAATGAGCGGATACAGTGAAAGTGCTACCGCATCGCAATTGCTGAAAAAAGTGGAGGAACCTGCAGTAGAGATGCGTGATGTGATTGGCAGCACCGATACATCCCCGGCTCTTGATAAGCACGATGAAATTATCGAGATCGGAGAGGATTTTGATTTCGACGGATTTCAGGTTGTGCGGCGGGAATTTTTTGCTCACCTTGGGGAGCCGTCCGTAACATTTAACAGCTGCAAGTTTTATGTCAATGCGGCGTGCCTGACAAAGTTTCCGACATCTGACTACGCACAGGTACTCATCAACCGCCAAAAGAAAATACTGGCGCTCCGTCCGTGCCCGGAAGGCGCACGGGACTCGTTTCAGTGGTGCAGCACGAGCAAGGGAAAACGAAAGCCGAAGCCTATCACATGCAAACTTTTCTTTGCAAAAGTTATTACAATGATGGATTGGAACCCGGATTACCGATACAAACTTCTCGGAAAACTGATTCATGCCAATGAAGAATATCTGTTGGCATTTGATCTGACCGCAACAGAGGTTTATCAACGGACTTTTGCGGACGGACAGAAGCCGAAAACCTCAAGGACACCGGTTTTTCCTGCAGAATGGCAGGATCAGTTCGGACTCTCATACAGTGAGCATCGGCAGTCCATGCAGATCAATATTTTTGACGGTTACGCCATCTTTGCCGTGAAAGAGAACGGAGCGGACGGAGAGAATTCGTTACCTTCTGCGATGCCTGTGCCGACGGTGGAAACCGTCAGTGAAGGAGGTGATGCCTAATGTCCGGAAATACAGAAATTCTGTCCTTTGATACGAAGAAATTTCGTATTCGGATTCATAAATCTACCATTCATGCACTTGGAAATCCGAAATATATCGATTTGCTTGTCAATCCGGAGAAGCGCCTGGTTGCGGTGAGAGCGCATGACGGGACGGCATCACAGCACGATGCGCACAGGGTGAAACAACATCTGATGGAATCGGACAATTCCTATGAGATATACAGTCAGCCGTTCATTTTGAAGCTGTTTCAGATAATCGGAGACTTGGAGGTGAATCGGTCATACCGAATGACGGGTACCTTGGTTTCATCCGAAAAGATGGCAGTGTATTCGTTGGCTACTGTGACCCGTATCGAACAGTGAGGAGGTTATGATGGAAAACTGTGAAATCACCTCACTCAAAACCGATAAGGATTTTACCAACCTGATCCGTCCGCTGCGGCGGCAGGAGTATCTGACTTTAGAACAGAGTCTGCGCACAGAAGGGTGCAAAGATCCGATTCTTGTATGGAACGGGTTCATTGTGGACGGGCATGTCCGTTACACTATCTGCCGAAAATACGGTATTCCTTTCCGAACAGAAGAAGCGGATTTTTCCTGCAAAGAAGAAGCGATTGCCTGGATATGCGCACGGCAGCTGAAGCGCAAAAATCTGACGGAAGAGACACGGAAGTTTCTGATTGGCATGCAGTATGAAACCGAAAAACTTGTGAACCATTTGCAGTTCCCGAAAGGTGCCAACCAGTATCTCATCCGCATCCGGGAAACGGAATCGGAAGTAATCAGAGATGAAGCAGGAAGATTTGCAGGCAGAACCGGCCACAGAACCGCTACGAAAATTGCAAAGGAGAACAATGTATCTTACGGAACGGTTGAAAAATATGCGATTTATACGAGAGCGCTGGAAGCAATCGGTGCCAAAGTGCCGGAACTTGTGCCGAAGATACTGTCAGGCAGACTCAAACTTTCACATATTGCGGTATTGGAAATGGCACGCCAGCCCGTGGAGGAACTGGAACACCTGAATGAGAGAACCAATAAGAGCAAATTGCCGTATTTTCAGTATGGCAGTGCTGCTCAAAAGGGGAACGAACCGGGCTATGCTCCTGCGGGAACGGCAACAGCGAGTATTAAAGATATGCCTGCCTTCGATCCGGATGCTTCGGTTACGGAACTGTGCCTGACGGTCCCTTCCTGGATTAATTCCATCAAGCGCACAGAGAAAAACACCGACTTTGAAATCATAACGAAAGCAGCGAGAAAACGGCTGATTGAAGCGTTGAACGAGCTTGCCGACACGGCTTACGAACTTGCGCTTCAGGCAGAGGAGGAAACCTAAATGGATGAATTCAGCGAGTATGTGCCGAATGTGTATTTTGAAAAGATACCCATCAAAAATCTTGTATCGAATCAAAACTATCAACGGAGTCTGTCCGAGCAACATGTATTACGGGCGGCGGAACATTTTGACCTATATCAGATTAACCCTGTAAAAGTCAGTCGCCGGAACGGGATTAACTATGTTTTCAACGGACAGCATACCATTGAAATTGTGGCGTTGGTGTCTGGATCGAGAGACACGCCGGTTTGGTGCATGGTTTATGACGATTTGTGCTATGAACACGAAGCGGACATTTTCGCAAATCAGCAGAAATTTGTCAAGACACTCAACCCGATGGAGGTGTTCACCGCCAATATCGAAGCCGGAAACAATGACCAAATGACGATTAAAGGACTTGTAGAGTCTTACGGGCTTCGGATTGCCAAGAAGAAAGGTCCGGGGGCAATCTGCGCGGTTTCGACCCTTGAGACAATTTATACGAAATACGGTTACCATGTGTTGAACCGTGTTCTCAGACTTTGCATCGGTGCCTGGGAGGGAGATGCAAATTCCTTTTCCGCAAATGTTCTGAATGCGGTAGCTAAACTGGTGGTGACATATCGGGAACGCCTGGATGAGGACATCTTTAAGGAAAAAGTAGGCGCGTTGTCTATCAAGCAGCTGATCCGAAATGCCAAAGACCGCAGACCGGGAGCTATGGGGGTCTGTGAAGCAATTATTATTGCGTATAACGGCAAGAAAAAGAGTGTTGAGCATCGGCTTTCCATGAACCGGCTGTTTGCAAAGGAAGCAGATTTTGTGGAGGGTGAGGCCTTCGGGGATGACGATGCCTACGATAACTATACGATTGATGACATCGGCGAGGAGGGGATAGACGGTGAGGAAGAAACCGAATCTGCGGACGGAGAAAAAGATGCTGTATAACGCAACTCTCCGTGCGCAGGTGTAGGGGGAGTTGATTCAAACGGTGATATCAGCACCGTTTTTGAAAATGTAATGCAGGCTTCCGTCAGCCATAACCTTTACTTTATCCACCGTCAATGCCCAGAGCTTTGCGTCGAAGGTGAGCAGTTTGCTCTCGACGGCTTCAAAGGTGCGGATAAAATTGCGGAAGGCATCCGCCCGTGCATGTTTCAGCAGGATTTCTTTTTCCAAAGCACCGATTGCTTCTGTAACGGTTTTGTAGCGGTCCGCATAGCCGTTATATTTTTCAAGATAGCTGTTTTGATCCTGCACAGTGGTGGCATTCTCTTCAATCAGTTTCCGAATCAACTCAGACAGAACGCACAGTTCCTGCTGCAATGCGTCTTTCTTACGGTCAAGTTCTGCGGTGTCTGAGAAAAGGCGGGCAACTTCCTTACAGTTGGCAATAATTTCTTCCTTTCCGTCAAAGAGACGGTTGAATGCCTGAACGAATCCGCTTTTGATTTTGTCCTCGGAGAGGTGAGGAGTCGCACATTTTTTCCCGCCTTTGAATTTGTCGTTGCATTGCCAAACCGTGTGGCGGTATTTATCCGTGGAGTTCCAAACCTTAGCGCCGAAAAAGGCACCGCAGTCTCCGCAAACAATATGTGTGGAAAAAATACTGTTTCCGCTGTATTTTCGCCCGAGAGAATGCCGCCTTACAAATTCTTTCTGCACCTGATCCCATTCTTCCGGAGGAATAATAGCGGGATGGCTGTCCTCTACAAAATACTGCGGGACTTCACCCTCGTTTGTCTTGATTTTCTTGGAAAGGTAGTCCACCGTGAAAGTCTTCTGAAGCAGGGCGGCACCTTTGTACTTCTCATTGGTCAGAATGCTTTCAACGGTGGTTGTGTGCCATTGCGATTTTCCGGCCGGGGTCGGGATACCGTCGGCGGTCAATTCCTTTGCAATTGCCCAGGCTGTTTGTCCTGCCATAAAATTGCGGAATATGCGGCGCACGGTCTTTGCCTGCTCCTGATTGATAACAGGAGTGCCGTTCGGTCCTTTCTCATATCCGAGAAAATTGCGGTAGGCGAGACTGACTTTTCCGTCTGAGGCGCTTTTACGCTTTCCCCATGTAATGTTTTCGGAAATGGAACGGCTTTCCTCCTGTGCCAGGGAGGACATGATCGTGAGAAGCAATTCGCCCTTGGAATCCAGGGTCCATATGTTTTCTTTTTCAAAATAGACCTCAACGCCTTTTTCTTTCAGTTTTCGAATGGTGGACAGACTGTCGACCGTATTCCGCGCAAAACGGCTGACCGATTTGGTAACGATAAGATCGATTCTGCCGTTGAGAGCGGCATCTATCATGGTATTGAATCCGTCACGGCGTTTGGTGCTTGTACCCGAAATTCCTTCATCCGTATAGACCGTTACAAACTCCCATTCGGGGTTCGCCTTGATATATTTCGTGTAATAATCGACTTGCGCTTCATAGGAAGTGAACTGTTCGTCCTTGTCGGTTGAGACTCTTGCATATCCGGCGACCCGGCGCTTATGCAGACCCGTAACCGGCATTCCGGTAAAAGGATTGACGGTTGCCGGTATTACGGTAACGGTTTTAGCCATTCCGGTCACGCTCCTTTCTGCGGTCGCTTGCCGCTTTGCGCTTTTCCGCTGTCCATGCTTCGGCTCTGGAACGGTCATGCCACTGCCTTACGGTTTCTGTGCCGTCTTTGAAGCTGAATATCAGGGTGTTGTTCTTCTCGGCTCGAATGTCCGTTAAACGGCTGTCAAGAAGCTCTGCTGTAAGCTCGGCGGAGTTGAGCACTTCTTTGCAGACCTGTAAAAGCGTGGCTTCAGGAATTTGCTTGGATGGGCAGGCGGCTTTGCCTTCGAAGTTGAAAGTGGAACATATCCAGACAGGACCTGTGGGTGTGGTTTTTCGTCGATAATGCTTTCCGCATCCCCCGCATACAATTCTTCCCGACAGGGGATACCTGCTTGCGGAACTGCCGCTTCGGTAATACCGCTTTGCCCGTATGGCAATCTGCTTTTGCACCTCCGTGAATTCTTCTGCGGAGACAATTGCTTCATGGCAGTTTTCCGCATGATACATGGGAAGCTCCCCGCGGTTCGCCAGAGTTTTCTTTTCCAGATAATTATTTTTGTAGAAACGCTGCAGAAGCAAATTTCCCGTGTAGGCATACTGCCTGAGAATCAGCATAATTTCGCTTTTGCCCCATTTGCCCCCGGATGGGGACGGAATGCCGTCTTTGTTCAGACGATTTGCAATGGCAACACTGCCTTTCCCGGAAAGGTACTCATGAAAAATCCGCCTGACGGTGGCCGCTTCTTCCGGAATGACGGTGTAGGTTCCGCAGTTATATCGGTATCCGAGCATCCTGCCGTTCCACGGCATACCTTCCTTGAAGTTTTTTCGGATGCGCCATTTTTGATTTTCACTGGCAGAGCGGCTTTCCTCCTGCGCAAATGACGAAAGTATGGTGGTCATCAGTTCGCCGCTTCCGTCAGAGGAATGAATGTTTTGTTCTTCAAAGAATATGTCCACCCCGAGCGCCTTCAGTTCTCGCACCGTTTCCAGAAAAGCAACTGTGTTTCTGGAAAAACGGGATATGCTTTTGGTCAGTATCAAATCGATTTTCCCGGCACGGCAGTCTGCAAGCATACGCTGAAACTCCGGACGGTTGGCTTTCGTACCCGTCAGAGCTTCATCCATATAAGCCCCGACATAAAGCCACCCTTGATGCGACTGTATGTATTTGGAGTAGTAACTTACCTGTGCAGACAGGGAATGCAGCATTGCATCCTTGCCGCTTGAAACACGACCGTATGCCGCAACCCGTACCAAGGTGGGTTTTGGCGGTGCGTCGAATATCACCCGTTCAACAATTCTATCCATATATACCTCCTGACTTCGTTACCATATATTCGCTCTGAAAGCCCGAAAAGTCAAGCGGTTTCAGCGATATATAACTGACGAATTCAGGCCGTATTTTTCGGCAATTATTGTGTCGGTTACAGCGTATTCTTCGTCAGAAATCAAACCGCTGTCAAGCATGATTTTGACGGCTGCCATAGTTGTGCGGTAGAGCAGAAGTCTGCGAAAAAGTGCGTTATCCATTTTGATTTCCGCCTTTTCTTCTGGCATCTGCATAGCACGCACGGGAGCAGTACTTTTGGTTTGCTTTTCCGTATGCGTCAAACGGCTTTCCGCACCGGCAGCACACAAGGTGATAGACGGACTTGCGGTTTACCAGTTCGGGATGCGAATTCCACCATGCCATCTGGCACCGGTCCGAACAGAATTTCTTTTCCCGTTTGTGGGGAGTATTTATGATGGGGATGCCGCACTGTTGACAGCTTTTTTGTGCGGGAATGTAGGGATGCCGTTTGCAGTAATCCTTTACGGTGTTGGGGGAAAGCCCGAGGGCAGTTGCAATTCTTCTGTATCCGAGCCCTTGCTTTTGCAAGGCAATGACTTCATTTTCCTTTTGCACGGAGGAACCTCACTTTCTGTTGCGTTCACCCCGTATTGGACATTTTTGCGGCGATTTTCCACCGGAAACAAAAAATAAGCCCACCGGGGAAAATCCCGATGGGCTTACGGATGACATTATTCGGATTCTTTTTCGCCTCGACCTTTGGTCAGCTGTTTGACTGCCTGGTTGGCTCCTGTTGCGGACAGACCGCTTGCAGCGCCGAGTATAAGGGCGATGACCGCGTTACCCGTACCGATAACCTCCGGGGCAACAAAAAAGGCAACAAGGCCGCACAGTGCGCCGAGAACGGCGGCTGTCAGCGGTATGAAACGATTGAATTTTTCAGAACCTCCGACAGCAGTTTTTACAATGTCGATAACCGTGTAAACAATGGCTGCGATGGCGGGGACCGATGCGATTTCCGGAAATGAGTTCATGCAGATACCTCCTGTTATTTATGTGCTTCTTTGTTGATGTGGCGTTCCAACTGAATAATAGCTGTCGTGACAGGACCGTCACAGCCCTGTTCCTTCAGTCCTTTCAGGCAGGCGAGAACGCCCTGCGTGAGCAGAAACTGCTCATCCTTGATGGCTTTGATGTCCGTATCCTGTTTTTCCTGTCTCAGATACCATCTGTAGACAGCGAAGAGAATGCCGAAGATGACCCCAAAAGCGGTAATAACTCCGGCAACGGCAGTGATGATCTCCATAGCACCTCCTCAGTCGTCGAAAACAATGATGCCTTCCAGGGAGAGCATCTCGTCCGGTGTCGGCAGATCATCGGAAGTCAGAAAATCACCGCCGGAAACGGAGACAGGGGTGATGCCGTCAATCTCGCTATTCTGAAGACGGAGAATTTCCTCTTCAAAAGCGACCTTGGACGGAGCGTCCTTGAGTTTGATGCGCCCGTCCTCAAGCAGTACGGGTGAACCGTCTTTCTTCTTTTCAGCGTAGGCTTCCACCGCTTTTTTCTCCTGTTCGACATAGATGTCAAATTCGCTTTCCACTGCCTTTCGGAGTTTGACAAGCTCCCGGATTTTACGGTAGTTGCAGAACCGTTTTTCCGTAAGACGGATGAGGGCGAGTTTTGCTTCAATGACGGTTTTCAGTTTCATTTCTGTTGTTCTCCTTTATCTGATTCACATATTGATTGCCGAGCTCGGTGGCCTGAGCCTCAAACCACCACGCGTCGTAGGGCGTTTTTGCACCGAACAGTTCACGCTTCCAGTACCGGACGGCAGAGCAGATGCTGAAGAACAGCATCCGCAGTCCTCCGACGGCAGCATTCTGAATGCCATGCCCGACTTCGTGATTCTTGAGTGATTCGGATGCTCCTTTGCAGCAGATGAAAAACCACCCCATTTCAAGTCCGCCCCAGTTTTTCCCGATTTCAAAATAAGGGCAGATTCCGAGATAGTCTCTGGGCTTGCACCGGAACAGCTGCAGGATTCCGTATACAATCAGCCCTACGAATGACAGTGCCCAGCCCTTGGTTTTCTGCCGCTTTTTCAGGGCATCCGGGGGCAGTGACAGAATTTCGGTATAATTCTTATGTTTCATTGCAATCCTCCTTTAGCTGTTCTTTCAGCGTTTTGATTTCTGCTTTCAGTTTTTGAATTTGCCAGGTGTTCATGGCGATGAATTCTTCATAGCGAAGTCCCCAGGATTCTTTATCCGTGTTCGGGTCGGAGATGCAAAGGGCGGCAAACTCGGAGGAGGGCAGATTAACCGCCGTCATCGATTCCTTAACTTCCTGCGCTACAAATCCGGTGTGGTAACGGCCGGATGTCCCGTCTTTGTAACGGAACCGTCTGGCAATCAGTCTGTCGAAAAGCAAACCGTATTTGTCGGTGAGATCTTCTATGTCCTGCTTTGCGTTTCGGTCGGATGTGACCGTAATGGCAGAGGAGGATTTCCAGGTGCCGTTTAGCCTTCCGTATGTTGCAGAATAGGATTTTCCGGCCTGCATCGTCATTCCGACGGCGTACAGTTCGGTCGCACGGTCGCTGACGCTGATATTAAAGGTTTCGGACGAAGAGAGCAGTACCTGCATGCCGAAAATCGAAACGCCGGTATCTCCACCGCCGTAAAATCCCAACTTGATGGTGGAAGGATCGTTGTCCATCCACTGGTCAGCGGAAAGATAAAGGGAACCGTAGGCAAGGCGAATACTGTACCAGTCATAACCGCCGACCTGAATACCGGTGGAGTCAATCTTGTTATAGAAATTGGAGGAAAGTGATCCGAGAACCATAGACCCTCCCGTGATTTCCACATCGGATGCGTGAACTTTGCCTGCGGAGGTCACATAGAAAGTTCCGGCACCGAGTCCGATGCCGTCCGTCCCGACATAAACACCGGCTGTAGAACTGCTGTAGGAGGTCTTGGTTTTGTAGATGGCTGCCGTGCTGACGGTGAAGCCGCCGATGGTTCCGCTCGGTGCATTCAGACTTCCGGAAAAGTAGCAGTTGGTATCGTCGACCTTAAAATTCTTAAAGTAAAGATACCAGCTTCCGTTGTTGTAGTTCGGGCTGATATAGTAGGTTTTGTTGTCTCCGAAATAGAGTTTTCCTGTGACGGTCATTTCCTTCAGCGTGCCGGATGTGGCACTGATCGAGCCAGTAATGGTAGCGTTGGTGGCGGTCAGGGCGCCGGCTGCGGTCACATAGAAAGTGCCCGCCCCAAGCCCGATGCCGTCGGTTCCGAGATATACCCCGGCGACGGAACTGCTGTAGGAGGTTTTCGTTTTATAAACATAACTCGATCCGATTGTAAAACCGCCGACAGTCCCGCTCTTGGCAGTCAGCGAACCGTAAGAAGATACAAAAAAGGTTCCGGCACCGAGTCCGATGCCGTCCGTCCCGATATACACGCCTGCCGTTGAACTGCTGTAGGATGTCTTGGTTTTATATATGGCGGTAGAGGTTATGGTAAACCCGCCGATGGTTCCGCTCGGGGCGCTCAGTTTGCCGCTGAATACCGCCCCGGG